CTGCACTATGGGACTTTGTGTTTGAGAATCAAGTCGAACAACTGTCACAGCAACTACGTGCTGAAGTACAACGTGTGGCAGGCGGGGATCCTAGATTCACCATAAATGACATACAGATGTTCCCCCAGGAAAATGGCATACTGATACAACTTCAGATCACGGTTATTAACACCACTAACGCTGAAATTCTCAGCATATTCTTCGACGAACAAACACGTAATGCCAGTTACGTATAACTACGCCGTTTTTATTATTAATAAATAAAGCACGGACGATACGAAAAATGGCAACAACCACAAGACAAACAGCAATATTTGGTGTAGAAGATTGGAAACAAGTCTACCAAACTTATCGCGAAGCCGACTTTCAAAGTTATGACTTTGAAACTCTTCGCAAAAGTTTCATCGACTATTTGCGTTTGTATTACCCCGAAACATTCAATGACTACATTGAATCATCAGAATTTATTGCCTTGCTGGACGTCATGGCGTTTATGGGGCAGGCACTGGCATTTCGTACAGACTTAAACACTCGCGAAAACTACATAGACACTGCTGAACGCAGAGATTCAGTAGTACGACTAGCAAACCTTGTGAGTTACACAGCCAAACGCAACACTGCGGCAGAAGGTTTTCTCAAAGTATTCAACGTTACCACAACTGAAAATGTTGTGGACTACAATGGTGTAAACCTGAGCAATGTTACAATTAACTGGGCTGACCCAACCAACCCAGACTGGCAAGAACAGTTCACAGCTATTATCAATGCCAGTCTGGTTGATAGTCAAAAAATAGGCCGCCCAAGCAATCGTCAAACTATACTAGGCGTGGACACTGCTGAATATGGCATCAATTTAGTGTCAGGATTTTTACCAGTGATTCCTTACACTGCCACAGTGGATGGTGTCAACATGCCATTTGAAGCCACAACTTCTACTTCAGTGGGCAGAGACTATGTGTACGAACCTGCTCCAGTGCCCAACACAGTGTTCAACATGCTGTTCAGAAACGATCAGCTGGGATTTCAATCAGCCAACACCGGCTACTTTTTCTATTTCAAACAAGGCATTTTGCAAAATCAAGATTTTAACTTGGCCGAACGCATTGCCAACCGCACAGTAGACATCAATGTTGAAGGTGTAAACAATGACGATCGTTGGTTGTTTCAACTGGACAACATTGGCAATATCAGTCGTGAGTGGCAGTACGTTGAAAACGTTTACACAGCAGCCGAACAACGAAACAATATTTTACAGCCTATCTACAGTGTAACCAGTAGAGCCAATGATCAGATCACCATGGTGTTTGGCGATGGTGTGTTTTCAGAAATTCCTGTAGGCATATTTCGCGCTTATGTTCGTGCATCAAACGGGTTGCAATATATTATCAACCCAGAAGAAATGCAAAACGTTGTGCTACCCATCAGTTACACTGACCGCAATGGCAATTTACAAACTATTACATTTACTTGTGGTATCACACGTCCTGTATCAAACAGTCAGGCACGTGAGCCCATTGGCGAAATCAAACAACGTGCTCCTGCTCGTTACTACACACAGAACCGCATGGTCAATGGTGAAGACTACAATCTGTTCCCTTACACACAATACAACAGTATTATCAAGAGCAAGGCGTTGAACCGTGCCAGCATTGGTACTAGCCGTTATCTTGATCTTGTGGACAACACTGGCAAGTACAGTTCAACCAACACATTCTCCAGTGATGGTGGCATATGGAGACAAAATATATTGCCTACTATTTTGTTTTCTTATACCAATCGTAACGAAATTGCAGACATTATTACCAATCAAGTACAACCCAACATTGATGGTGAAACTGTACGACAATTTTACTATTCAAACTTTCCTCGTATTACATCTACTACACAACCAACAGGAGTAACATGGTTGAGTGGTTACACTTGGAATCAAAGCACCACATTGGCCAACGAAACCACTGGTTACTTTAGAAACACAACTACCAGTGCTACATGGCCTGATGGCACACCTATCCCTGTAGGCGATACCACTACCACCATGTTCAAGTATGTGATACCTGGTAGTCTGATCAAGTTTGTGCCGCCCACTGGTTACTATTTTGACCGCAACAACAGACTGGTGCAAGGCACCCCAACAAAAGCCGACGAGAGAGTAGAAATCTGGGCCAGCCCACAACAAATTGTGGGCGATGGTTACAACGGTGGCTTGGGCAATTTAAGCTCAGGTGCTGGACCAGTTACTATCAACAATTTTGTGCCATCTGGTGCCATTGTAGACACTATTATTCCACTGTTTGTTACAGATATTCCCAACGCTATTGAACAACAAATGGCCGAACAGATCTTGTTGTATCGCAACTTTGGTCTAGGTTATGACAGCAACGGTGATATCACCGGAACCCCTTACACTTGGTACCTTATTACCAGTACCAATCTTGACGATTATTCGCAAAGTAATCCTGCACCATGGAGCCAGCAATATGCTGGCAATACATCTGGTGCCAACCTTGACGCCAGTTGGCTGGTGCAATTTGTTGTACAAAATCAAAACTACACAATCACATTCCGTGGGCTGAGTTATAACTTTGGATCAGTGTTACAAACACGTTTCTTCTTCTATGAAGATCAACTGGTATACGACAGTCGCACAGGCACAATCATCAAAGACTTTATCAATGTGTTGGCGGTAAACACCAAGCCTGACTCAACAGAACCTCTTCCTGGCGATATCTACACCACCATAATTGGCCAACCTGTGGAAAGCGATGGTTATGTAGACGACTTCCAAGTGCTGGTGAGCTATCGTGACTCAGACAATGACGGTGTGCCTGACAATCCTGATTTTTTTGATGAAATTGTAGGACCTGCTACCACCGCTGGACCTTATGTGTTCCTGCAACAAACAGTGGACTTTGACAACTTGCAACGTTACCTGTTGGTAGAAGAAGGCATTGTGATATATGATTATGGTACATTGGATGAAATTGAACTAGCAAAAACTGAGTGGACTCCAGGACAAATATTTTACGCCTACGAAGAAAATGCATTTTACCAACTTAGTATCACCGTTACTGGTGTACGTACTATTATCAGTGTCAGTGGTTGGATTGCCAAAACAGGCAGACAAAGTTTGTATTTCCAATACCGTCACAATTCACCATTGACCAATCGTATTGACCCTGGCTCTACTAATATCATTGACTTGTATGTGGTTACATTGGCGTATTACACTTCATATCAAAATTGGTTGAGAGATACCACTGGTACTGTGACAGAGCCAGCATTGCCTACCATTGACCAATTGTCAACCGATTATCAAGCACTGCAAGATTACAAAATGATTTCGGACAATATTGTGGTCAACTCAGTGATATTTAAACCACTGTTTGGTCCCAAGGCCGCACAAGAATTGCGAGCCACAATCAAAGTCATACGTGCGCAGAATAGCACTGCCAGTACCAGCGAGATCAAAAGTTCAGTATTGGCTGAGATGAATGCATATTTCAGTATTGACAAATGGAGTTTTGGCGATACTTTCTATTTCTCAGAGTTGGCAGCGTATTTGCACCGCCAACTGGGCACAATCATTAGTTCTGTGGTGTTAGTTCCCTTGGACCAACAAAAGAGTTTTGGCGACCTGTATGAAATTCGCAGTCAGCCAAACGAAATTTTTGCCAATGGTGCTACCATTGACAACATTGATGTAATTGAAGCATTGACCAGTACCAACTTGCGTACTGCACCAGGCAGCGGAGTAATTTAATGGCACGAACTAGATCAGTTGATTTTTTACCAGAAATTTTTAGAACTCCGGTCAACAAACAATTCTTGGCAGCCACTCTTGACCAAATGGTACAAGAGCCAAAATTTAAAAAGACACAAGGTTTTATTGGACGCACTGTGGGACCAGGTGTCAACCCCAATGACAGTTATGTTGTTGAACCAGATATTGCCAGACAAGACTATCAACTTGAACCAGGAGTGATCAGTCTTGAGCCCGACACTCAAACAATCAAGAATGTCATAACGTATCCTGGTATGAATGATGCCATTGGATTCCAAGGTGGTGATCAGGCACGTGCTGATCAACTGTACAACAGTGAATACTATACCTGGGATCCATTTGTTGATTACGATGCTTTCATCAATTTCAGTCAGTACTTCTGGTTGCCCAGTGGACCAGAAACAGTGGATGTGCGATCACTTGGCATTCCCACCAATGATAATTTTGTGGTCACAAGAGAAAATGGCGTTTACACGTTCTCAGGACTATCCGGTAATAATCCCACAATCGATGTAGTTCGAGGCGGTAGTTACACATTCCAAGTGGCACAAAACAATAAAGAGACAGTAAACTACCGTGTGACCAACAACGGTACTGCCTCATATCTGATTGATTTTCAAGCAAACCCAACACTGACTCTGGCACGTGGTAACACTTATGTTTTCAACATCACACTCAATGGAGTGTATCCTTTTTGGATCAAAACTGCACTGAGTCTGGGCACCGGCGATGCATATAACTCAGGTGTGTTGCGAAACGGCAGTAGTTTTGGTCTTGTGACATTTACTGTGCCACAAGATGCTCCTGACACATTGTATTACGTCAGCGAAAATCAAACCAACTTACGTGGTACTATCAATGTTGTTGACGGCACACCTGGCACTGGTCCAGGTTTTTGGATTCAAACTTCACCTGGAATAGCAGGGGTTGTGCCTACGACTCCTAACATTAGTAATCGTGATGTGTATGGTGTTACCAACAATGGCGAAGATCTAGGCATAGTAACATTTGATGTACCACAAAAAACAGCACAAGAATTTTATTATAACCTCACTGATGTAGGACCAGTTGATTTGTTGACAGAATTAAAATTCAATCAAATCAACAACCAGCCATTGGAACAGTTTATTGCGACCTATGGCGGAATTGACGGCACTACATATTTAGATAGTCGAACACTGGTGTTTACAAACAACATTGTTGATGCTGAGGACGGAGGCTGGATTGAGACCACATTCTATGATCCATTGCCTAGACTAGACTCATTCAACGGGCAAATTGGTAGTTATGATTCTATTAACTTTGATCAGTCTACTCAAGTACCGTTAGCGGACCGTTATCAAGTATGGCAAATCAGTATAGTAAATCGCAATGGTGTGGAATATATTAGCCTGGCAAAAGTTGCTGATGTTGACATTAATGAAAAATTTACCATCAGTTATGGTAACACATACAGCAACACTAGTTGGTATAAAAACGCTGTTGGCTACTTCCAACGCATACCTTTGTTGACAGCACTGTTCAATGAACTGTACTATCAGGATGGAACTGATCCAGAAATTTTTGGTAAAATTCGTCTACTTGATCAAACAGAAACCAGTACAATTTTTGTTGATCAAATTATTGGACAAAAAACCTATACCAGCCCGAATGGTGTGGCCTTTACCAACGGACTCAAAGTACGCTTCACTGGTGATGTACTGCCAGTTAGTTACGGTTCAGGCACCATTACATTTACTTGCACAGCCACACAGGCTGGCAGCAATTACATCACATGCAGTTCAACTGACGGATTGTATGAAGGTGAAGAGATTGTGTTTTCAGGCACCACCGCTGGTGGCATTGTTGCTGGCCAAAGTTATTATATCAAATCTTTAGCAGCCAATGGCATTCAATTCTCAATAGCCACAGTGGCCGACGGTGCAACATTTGAATTGAGTACTGCTACTGTGGTAGGATTCACTGCGGTGGCCATTGCCAACAATGAATTTTATGTGGCAGGTGTTGGCACAGCAATTGAATTGTTGCCTGTGCGAGACTTCGTTACCCCAGAAACTTATGTGGTTGATGCTAGAGACAGTACCATTGCCACAGAGCCAGGCGAAGTGGACTATCTTACCATTGACCGTGCCAGCAAAGATCTAAATGCATGGACACGTAGCAATCGTTGGTTCCATGTAGAAGTTATTCAAGCCAGTGCTGCTTACAACAACAACGTGGCCACGTTAGACAACAACTATCGAGCCAAACGTCCAATTATCAACTTTAGACCTGACATTAGATTGTACAACATGGGCACTGAAGGCAAACAACCAGTGGACATAATTGACTTCTCAGAATCTGATGCACTCAGCAACATCGAAGGAGCCACATCATATAGCGTTGACGGTTATACATTTGTTGATGGGTCTCGAGTGATTTTTGCTGCTGATTCAGATCCTGAAGTACGTGATAAAATTTATGTGGTTCAATTTATCACACCTGACAGTGTGGCACCGCTAATTGCACAACCAATCATCAATCTTGTGCTGGCCAGCGATGGTTTAGTATTGTTGGATCAAAGCGTGGTATGTCTTGAAGGCACCACACAAAAAGGTGTGACATTCTGGTACAATGGTGTGCAATGGACTGAAGCACAACAAAAAACTGGAGTACAACAAGCACCGTTGTTCAACGTGTACGATTTGACTGGCATCAGTTTTGGCGATCGAGCCAAATATCCGTCAAGTACATTTACTGGCAGCAAGTTGTTCAGTTATGCAGTGGGAGACACTGGTATACTTGATCCTATTTTGCAATTCCCATTGCAATATTTAAACATCAACAACGTTGGTGACATTGTATTTGAAAACAACTTGTACAAAGACACATTCTTGTATGTTCAAGACAACGTGTCAATTACGTCAGATATTAGTTCGGGCGTGGCTAGAGAATATGTAGATAGAACTGTGTTTGGCAAACTCATTGGTTGGCAGACCGCAGCAGCAAGCAGTCAACAATACCAACAATTTAAATTCACTTATACTGGACAAACACTAAAACTTGATGTGGCGGTTGGCACTAATACAGTATTGCCACCGATGAAAATTTATGTAAGTTCAGACTTTTTAATGCCTGACGAGTACAGTTATCTTGTAGGCACCAACGACACGACCATTACGTTGGTCAACACTTATCTGCCCACTGACATCATTGAAGTGTTGGTATTAAGTGATCAAACCAGTACCACTGCATTTTATCAAGTTCCAATCAACTTACAAAACAATCCGTTGAATACCAACAGTCCCAGTTTTACACTGGGTACCATTCGTACTCATTATGAAAGCATCTGCGAAAACTTGATGACATTGTCTGGACCAGTCAACGGTTCAAACAACACCAGAGACCTGGGCAATCTGGTGCCATACGGTGCGACCATACTGCAACAAAGTTCTCCATTAACTTTGGCCGGGTATTTCTTACGCAGTGAAAAATACAATATATTTTCAAGCCTGCAATACAACAGCAATGAATATTTGAAATTCAAAGGTCAAATGTTGAACACTGCAATTCAACAAGTGGTTCAATACCAAACTGCTGGCCAAATACTAGATATTGCCATGGCTGATATCACCTTGGGTCGTATCGAATCACAGCCATTCTACTGGAGTGATATGATACCTGCAGGCGCAGTGTATCAAACCACAACATATACCATTTCAAATACCACCAACGACACATTTGACACTATCAATATCTACAACTACACATCGGCCAATTATCAAGGCATGAATGTGTACTTGAATGACGTAATTCTCACCAGAGATCTTGATTATGTTGTGGCCACAGACGGGCCTCGCATTGTGGTAGCAACCGCATTGACCTTAGGTGATGTTCTCACAATAAATGAATACTCTGCTACCTATGGTAGTTTTGTGCCTAACACTCCCACTAAACTGGGACTGTATCCTGCATTCCGTCCAGAAATTATCACACAAAAAATCAGTTCAGGTACACAAACAGTGATCGTTGGCCATGATGGCAGTATTACTCGAACATTTGGTGACATCCGCGACGACGTGTTGTTGGAATTTGAAACCAGAATATTCAACAACTTGAAACTGGACGGAAATCCTGTGCCAATCAGCATTGCAGAAGTACTGCCAGGACAGTTCAGAAACACTGGCTACAGCATAGATGATATCAACAATATCTTGGCCACAGACTTTTTGAGTTATGTTGCTTGGAACAAACTGGATTACAAAACACAAGATTATTCAGCTGCCAATGAATTTACCTGGAACTACAGTGGCAGTACCAGCCGATTAGATAATGCAGCATTGCCTGGAGCGTGGCGTGGCATCAACCGCTACTACTATGACACACAACAACCTGAGGAAACACCTTGGCAAATGCTGGGATTCTCAATTCGACCAACCTGGTGGAATCTTGTGTATGGCGACGGTCCATACACTCAAGACAACTTGGTGTTGTGGGACGATCTGACAGCAGGTTATGTTGCAGATCCTGTTGCACCGTACTATCTTCCAGAATATGCAAGACCAGGTTTAACTTCGGTCATTCCCACTGGCACAGAAGGTGAATTGTTAAGTCCTTTCAACTCAGTGGTGGGCAATTACAACGATAACACATTCCGCAAGAGTTGGGCAGTGGGCGACGGTGGCCCAGTAGAAGCATCATGGTGGAATAGCAGTGCATATCCATTTGCTGTCATGCGATTGTTGGCACTTACACGCCCTGCCAAATTCTTTGCACTGTTTGCAGATAGAGATCTGTACAAGTTTGATGCAGACCTTGATCAGTATCTCTACAACAATCGTTATAGATTAAATGCCAATGATTTGGAAATATACGGCGACGGTGTCAGTAAAGCCAGTTACGTAAATTGGATTGTAGACTTCAATCGCCAAAGTGGTGTAGACAGCACTGCTGATCTCACTGCTGATCTTGGTGCATTGGATGTGAGATTGTGTTACAGAATGGCCAGTTTCTCAGACAAACAGTATATCAAAATTTACACTGAAAAATCTAGTCCTAACTCAACCAACACAACTTTTTTGATTCCCGACGAAAGTTATGACTTGGTGTTGTACAAGAACCAACCGTTTGATCGTGCCAGTTATTCAGCAGTTGTGATACAAAAAGTTGCAGGTGGCTATGCAGTGTTTGGTTACAGTACATCACAGCCATATTTTAACATAATTCAAAGTGTGTATGCTGGACGTTTGCAAACTTACAGTGCAGGCGGCATCACTGTACAAGTTCCTACGTTTTATACCAACAATGTTACACAGATCCCATATGGATTTATTTTTGCCACAGAAACCGCAGTGTCGGACTTTTTGTTGAGTTATGGGAAATATCTAGAGCGACAAGGCCTGATATTTGACAACCGCACCAATGGCTATGAGTTGAACTGGTCGCAAATGGTCAATGAATTCCTGTACTGGAGTCAACAAGGTTGGGACGAAAACGCCCTGATCAATTTGAATCCATTGGCGTTCAGACTCAGTATATCTCGTGAGCAGGCTGTGGTAGACAGCATTGCTGCACAGACATCTGACAACATTTTGTTGGATCAAAATCGCAGAGAATTGCCCACACGTAATCTCATTATCACACGTCTAGACAACACGTTCACCTGTGAACCTGCCACAGATCAAACACTGAGTTACATTGACTTAAAATACACGTCTTATGAGCACATGATTGTGTTGAACAATGCCAGTGTGTTTGGTGATTTGATTTATCAACCAGTGACTGGTGCTAGACAAAGTCGACTGAATCTAATTGCAGTGACCACAACTGAATGGAACGGTTCAGTTGACGCACAAGGCTTTATTCTCAACCAAGATAACATCCAAGAGTGGAACTCATACACAACATATACCAAAGGCGAAATTGTCAAGTACAAAGGTGCTTATTGGTCAGCAGCCAGCATTGTCCAGCCCAAGGTAGTGTTCAATGCCAACGACTGGCTAGCCAGTGACTACACTCAAATTGAATTGGGATTGTTGCCTAACTTGTCCAACAAGGCAAATCAACTGCAAAACAGTTACAATATCAACACGGCCAATCTTGAAACAGACAACGATTTGTTGAGTTATGGCTTGATTGGATTCCGCCCACGCCAATACATGACATCATTGAATCTTGACGATGTCAGTCAGTTAAATGTGTATCGACAGTTCCTGGGCAGCAAAGGTACCATTCTCAGTGCTGAATTGTTTGCCCAGGCCAACCTTGGTAAAGAATCCGCAGACTACAGCATCTACGAAAACTGGGCAGTGCAACGTGCTGTATACGGTGCCAATGCCAACCGCAGTTTCTTCCAGTTGCGATTGAATCGTGCGTTGTTGGATTCTAATCCTAGCTTGATACAAATTGTCAACCCCCAAGAAACCAGTCAAGCGGACCAAACCGTCCTGGTGTCAGATATTTGGAAACAAAGTTACAAAATTACTTCCCCAGACATCTTACCAGTTACCACCACATTGCCCACAGACATTGCATTGCCCACAGCAGGATATGTAAATCTCAATGATGTAGATATCACAGTGTTTGACATTGACAACACTGACAGCTTGGCTGCAAACATCAATTCAATTGGTGTTGGTACAAATGTATGGGTAGCAAAAATCAATGCATACGACTGGGCAATCTATAGAACTCAATCAGTACCAGGCACTATCAATCACGTTTGTGATAATTTGGATGGAACCAGTTTGGTTATATTCTCCGGACAGCACGGGCTCGCAGTCAACGACAAATTGGTCATACGATTTTTTGACACTGAAGTTGATGGTGTGTACACTGTACTCAGTGTGGTAAGTCTTGATACAATTACTGTTGCATTTAGTTTCACTGGTGACCGCACTGTGGTCAACGGTACAGGACTGGGCTTTACTTTGCAAACGCAACGTGTTGCACAAGCCAGTGACATATTGAATCTTCCTTATGCCAATACAATTGAACCAGGTGCCAAAGTTTGGGTAGACGACAACGGTAGCGGATTGTGGAGTGTGCTTGAAAAACAAGAAGTATTCGCTGAATTATTAGGATTGAGTCCTGACGAAGTTGATCAAGGCGAACAATACGGCAGTTCAATAGCACAAGCACGAAACCGATATGCTGCCCTGGTCGGCAGTCCAAGATATCGATTCCCAGCAGGTGCCACACAATGGACCATTGCCAATGAGTATGTTGAATTTTCAATTGTGTATGTAAGTGATCCGTTGCAAACAGAATTTTTCTATGCACCTGCACCAGTGCCACAAGGTATCAGTATCTATAATACTGCATATTGGACACCATATCCATTGACCAACTTACCACGTCGTGGTGGTGTGTATGTGTATGTCAAGAGCGACAGCAACATATACACACCAGTCAGTGCTTTGGCACCCAGTGACGCTGTACTAAGTTTAGATGTATTGGATGTTAGCGGTGGATCATACAATGGAGAAGCTGCTGCTCGTGGCTATGGCACCAGCGTGGATTTTGGTAATCAAACCTGGGCAGTGGCAGGAGCACCAGGCAGTTTGGGATCAACTGGCGCAGTAGACAATGGTTATGCTGTGGTCATCTACAGAGATCCGCAACTGGCAGCACCGGGAAATATTCCTTATGGACAATGGCAATTACTGACCAGCCCAGGGTCTACCACTGCTGCTGAAGAATTTGGATACAGCGTGGCAATCAGCCAGGATGAACGCTGGATGTATGTTGGTGCACCTGGTGCAAATGCGGTGTATGCATTTGGACGAGTGGACTGGCAATTACAAAATCTCAAAGCAGTTGGCGACGGAGCAACTACTAATTATTTCAGTGGTGATGTAATTAAAATTGATGCAGACACACAACTAACTGTCAGCGTCGATGGCGACGAACAAATTTTAGGCACAGACTACACAGTTGTAAACTCATTTACTATGGTTGTGTTTACTACACCCCCTGCAGCAGGCAATGCTGTTGAAATTATTAGAACCAGTCGTAAGATTCTTGATTATCAAGCAACTTACAATGTAAGTCAATCAGCAACTTCGGCGTCAGGCACAGGAGCCAAGTTTACTGTGGTGTATCAACGCAATGAAGTTGGACAACCAGCAGCCGGCAAAGGTCTTGTTTCTGTTACCACGCTAGGTACAAACTACGCAGTGTCTGACACCATTACTCTCAGTGCCGCCAGTTTTGGCGGAGCCGTAGTCAATGGCAACATTACCCTCACAGTTACCAGCATTGGTACGGGTGGCACAGTTACTGGGTTTTCTACAGCCTACACGCCGACTGTATTGGAAACCACATTCTCATTGAATCAATACTTGTTCAGTGCTGATAACATTTACAGTTTTACCTTGCTGGTTGATGGAGTATTACAACGTCCCAATATTGATTACACATTCAACAACTCCACATATGATGTGACGTTTGCAGCAGCATCCAACCCACCTGCAGGTGCAAGTATTCTTGTACGTGCTGAAGGTTATTTTGAATATTCAGGAACCATCACCTACGCAGGATCTCAAGCAGGCGATAGGTTTGGACACAGTGTTAGCACCAGCACTGATGGTCGACAGGTGTTGATTGGTGCACCGTACGACACAAATTCTGGCAAGACTGAAGCAGGCTCAGTGTATGTGTTTGATCGTGACGTACAACGATTCTTCTACGGAACTGAAGGATCAACTGTGTCGTTCACAGTGTTGGGTGCAGTTGCTGAACCGGTCAGTGTACTGGTCAATGACAGTTTCTTTGTGAACGAATCAAGTGCGGCACCTGACGAAA